TCATCCTCAAGGGTCGGCGTCGTGCGATCTATGGCGACCAGCCGGTAGTCCAGCAGACTCTGGTCATGGACGCAGATGGAGTTCGCAGTGAGCTTGAGCGCAAGTTCGATAGCCTCGCTTCCACCGGCAGCAAGGACTGAGTTCCTCCGAGGACTCAGCCAGCAGGAGCTCCAGTTCATCCTCCACGACTGGAGGATGTGGGCTCGTCCAGAGCAGCTGGCTCCCGAGGAGTTCGTTCGAGGCGACAAGTCGGTCTGGCTGATCCTGGCGGGACGTGGCTTCGGTAAGACCCGGACGGGTGCCGAGACCGTGAACGCCGAGGTCGAGGCAGGCAGAGCACACCGGATCGCTCTAGTCGCCGAGACTGCGGCCGATGCTCGAGACGTCATGGTCGAGGGACCATCGGGGATCCTGGCAACAGCCAAGCCCTGGTTCCGGCCCAAGTACGAGTCGTCCAAGCGCAAGATCACATGGCCCAACGGGGCAATCGCCCACACATACAACGCCACAGAGCCAGACCAGCTCCGTGGTCCTCAACATGACTTTTCATGGTGCATGGTCGGAGAGACTCTGGTCCACATGGCCGATGGCACCCAGCAGCGGCTGGATGCAGTACGAGCCGGGGATCTTGTTGCAACACGACAGGGTCCGCGACGAGTCGTCGCTTCGGCGAGAACAGGAGTTGGTCGAGAAGTTTTTCGCGTTACTTTGCGTGGCGGAAAGAGTATACTGGCAACATCGAACCATCGAGTGTTCGTCGAGGAGCGAGGGTTCGTTCCAGTGTCGGACCTCCAAGTCGGAGATGTTGCATGTGCGATCGATGCATTGAGTGGGAAGGTGTCAAGTGGCATCTGTATGGAGACTACTACCACACCGGGCGATTCCCGATGCGGAAGCTCCATGTCGAGATGGCTGAGAAGCATCATGGTCCACGGCCTGCAGGCCACGATGTCCACCACATTGACGAGGACACTACGAACAACGACCCTTCTAACCTCGAGTATGTTCCTCATGGCGAGCATCGCCGGAGACATGCAACAGGCAAGCCTCAGACCGAACGGCAAAAGGCTATCGTTCGCAAGGTCACTGGGGATCGGATGCGAAGCCGAGAAGTCAAGAGCTGTGTCTGTCGAACATGCGGCTCAGGCTTCACATCTCAAGCATACAGACCCAGCCCATTCTGCTCAGTTCGCTGTGGAGAAGAGTGGCGCAGAGTACCCAAGTTTGTTCCGGAGACTCGCAGCTGCGATGTCTGCGGTACTGAGTACATCGCCAAGAAGTCCTTCCAGAGATACTGCTCACGCCTTTGCAACTGCAAGAGCAAGAACAGGACCTTCGGGAAGAACGTGCCTGGATCATACACGCGTGGCAAGCGTCGAACGCTCGGCGATCCTGCGTGACGTCTACGACATAACTGTCGAGGACGCAGGTGAGTTCTTCGCCAATGGCATTCTGGTGCATAACTGTGACGAATTGGGCAAGTGGAGATACAGTCAGGAAACGTGGGACCAGCTGCAGTTCGGGATGCGCATCGGCAACCCACGCCAGATCGTAACAACGACCCCCCGGCCCATTCCCATCATCCGCGACCTACTCGGAGATGAATTCACAGTCATTGCTCGAGGGCGAACCCTCGACAACGCAGCGAACCTCTCGAGCAAGTTCCTGCATCGAATTGTCAAGCGGTATCAGGGCACACGGCTCGGCCGACAGGAGCTCAACGCTGAGCTGCTCGAGGATCTGCCAGGTGCACTGTGGACTCGAGAGATGCTCGAGGCCTGCCTGATCGATGTCATGAAGGTTCCTGCACTGCAGGAGATCGTCGTCTCGATCGACCCCTCCGGAACCGCCGGAGAGGAGGACGAGGGCGACAGTGTCGGGATCGTGGTCGCTGGCCGTGCCGGCGAGAATGCCTACATCCTCGAGGACCTCACCTGCAAGGAGGGTCCAGCTAAGTGGGCCAAGATCGCAGTCCGGGCATACCATCGCTGGGGGGCTGACCGAATCGTCGCCGAGCGCAACTATGGTGGTGCGATGGTGATGCACACGATCCGCACAGAGGACAAGAACGTCCCCTATCGCGAGGTGGTGGCATCCCGAGGCAAGTTCATTCGTGCGGAGCCGGTGTCGGCGCTGTACGAGCAGGGTCGCGTCCGCCATGTGGGCGTGTTCGCGGACCTGGAGGACCAGATGACCATGCTTACCCGGTCCGGATACGAGGGCCGAGGCTCGCCGGACCGACTGGACGCAGCTGTGTGGGCCATCACGGACCTCATGCTCGGAGAGCCAGAGGCCCGCGCTGGCGTCGCAGAGGTCGATGGGATCTACTAGGCGACGCGGGCCAGTTCTTTCTGGTCCTTGTCGAGAACAACCCATTCGACGGTCTTGTTGTCCATTCCGATCTGCAGTCCTGCTTCGTCCAGCTGGTCTGCAAACTGGTTGGCGGAGTGGAACTTCTGGTTCCAGTTAAGCTGGGAGGCGAGGGCGAGAGCTTCGGTCTTGGTCATTTCGGTATTCCTTCTGGCTTGTTTCTACACACAATATGGACCCATTCTCCAGAGAAGTAAAGCCCTCTGAAGAAGAAAAACCCTGGAGGAGATCCCCATGGAGAAGAGCATCGCGGTACTGACGATCAAGGAGGCCGGTCGCATGACCGCCGAGGGTCGCGAGGAGCTGGCCGAGTGGCTGCGAGCCCAGGCCGATGGAGTGTTGGAGGACGGCAGCAACTACGCGGACCGCTTCCGCGCACGTCTTCTGGTGTACAAGAGGGAGTCCTGACCAATGACCGACAAGCCCACCATCGTCCAGCTTGATCCCAAGAACGAGATGAGGGCAGGCTTGGAAGCCTTCCTCCGAGACCTTGACAGCCTGACCGAGCACGCCAGGATGGTGGCCCATGTCAAGCGAGCATACTTCGAGGCCCTCACAGACGAGGGCTTCACCGATGAGCAGGCCCTCGAGCTCTGCACCTATCCGACCACCCTCTGAGGAATCACAGTGGCCTTCACGATCAGCACGCATCACCCACTGTACGACGAGTTCATCGTCTCGTGGCAGACGATGCGGGACGCCATAGCCGGGGAGGACGACGTCAAGCAGGCGGGCGAGGTGTACCTGCCGATGAAGTCCGGCATCCGGGCGATCACCGACCTCAACAAGCAGCTGGCCGCATACAACAACTACAAGATGCGCGCCGAGTTCCCAGAGCTCGTGTCGCCCACCATTCGTGGCTCAGTCGGCCTCGCCCATGATCAGCCGGCAACCATCACGCTGCCAGCTGGAATGGAGTACCTGCGCGAGCGAGCCTCCAGGGATGGACTGACGCTGGACGCGCTGCACAAGCGCATCACCACCGAGCTGCTGTCGATGGGCAGGTTTGGACTGCTTCCCTCCCCGACCTCGTCGGGCCAGTTCCGGATCGCCACCTACACAGCCGAGAGCATCATCAACTGGGACGACACCGAGGAGCAGCTCAGCTTCCTGGTCCTCGACGAGAGCGGTCTGGTCCGTAATCCCGAGACCAACCAGTGGAGCGAGAAGGAGTCGTATCTGGAGCTCGCCCTCGAGGAGGGTCGCTGGGTCACTCGCAAGTGGGGTGGCTCGGGCAAGAACCTCGTCGCCGAGGAGCTGCCTGCCGCGACCACCCGGAAGGGCACAACCCTGGACTTCATTCCCTTCGTGTTCGTTGACTCGCAGGACCTGACGCCCGAGCCGGACGACGTGCCGATGTACGGTCTGGCCAAGCTCTCCGTCCGGATATACCGGCTGGACGCCGACTACATGCAGGCTCTGCACATGACCGCTGAGCCGACGCCCTATGTCACCGGCTTCGACGACCCCAAGAGAGCTATCGCGGACGGTCTGGTGCCGACGACGATCGGTGCCTCCAAGATCTGGATCCTCCCCAAGGATGCCACGGCCGACTTCCTCGAGTTCACCGGACCCGGTCTGGAGGCTCAGAGCAAGGCGATCGCCGCAGCCCTCGAGCGAGCGGTCATGTTCGGCGCACAGGTGCTCTCGGAGCAGGGTCAGGCTGCAGAGTCTGGCTACTCCAGGAGCCTGCGGCTCCAGGGCCAGTATGCGACGCTGAAGGGCATCGCCATCAACAGCGCCGCAGGCCTGGAGCGAGTGCTCCGACATATTGCGGTCTGGAGCGGCGAGAACCCGGACGAGGTCACCGTTCAACCATGGTTGGACTGGACGGACCACACTCTGGACGCTCAGCAGCTGACCGCTCTCGTGGCCAGTTGGCAGAGCGGAGCATACTCCAAGTCGAGCCTGTTCTACAACCTGCAGCGTGCGGACCTCGTGCCGAACAGCCGGACATTCGAGGAGGAGGAGGATCTCATCGCGAGCGAGGCCGGTGGTCTCGGCTCCAAGACCCTTCCTGAACCCAACGTCGAGGACCCCGTTGTCGACGACAACGAAGACCCAGACGCCGAGGGCGAGGACTAGGAGGCCCGAAGGCCTCCCGATCAGGGTTAGATGGACATGAAGCCGAACTGGCTGGCGAGGCCGAGGTACCCGCCGGTCTTGTTAACGTTGAAGTACTCGGAGACCATGAAGATCGCGGTCCAGCGACCCTCGGCGTTGCGGCACTTGATGTAGCGCAGGGTGTACTGCTCGCCGCCATGGTAATTGTCCAGACCGTAGCTGGCCAGACCACGGTCCAGGTTGGCTTCGGTTGCGTAGGACTTGCAGTTGTCGAGGGTGATTACGTTGGTCATTTCCTGGTTCCTTCTGGCTTGTTGATAGTCTGAAGATAGGGTCAATCTCCAGAGAAGTAAACCCCCTGGAGAAGAAAGTTTCAGATGGCCACCGCAAACGAGATTCTCCTGGACGCCAGCATCCGGCACCAGATCGGGCTGCAGCGGTTCTCGACCGCCACGGTCCGTAAGATTCTGACTCTGGTCGGACGGGTCGAGGAGGACATTGTCAGTCGCATGCTGAAGACGTCCGACGGCACGGTCAGCCAGCTTCGACTTCAGAAGATGCTCGAGTCCTTGAGGGAGATAAATGCCGAGGGATATGCGAAGATCCGGGGTGAGACCAACACTGAGCTGCGCAATCTGGCGAGCTATGAGGCAGACTATCAGGCAGCGAGTCTGGCCCGAGCGATACCGCTGGAGCTCGACATCGTCAAGCCGTCGGCCTCACAGCTGTATGCTGCCGTCAACGCAAGGCCCTTCGAGGGACGGTTCCTGAAGGACTGGTACAAGCAGCTCGAGGACGGTGCGCAGCAGCGACTGTCCGGAGCGATCCAGATGGGCTGGGTGCAGGGCGAGACGATCGACCAGATGGTCCGACGGGTGCGCGGCACAAAGGCTCTTCAGTACAAGGACGGTGTCCTCGAGATGTCCCGCAGGGGAGCCGAGGGAATGGTCCGGACCGCTGTGAACCACACGGCGACTGTGGCGCGCAACGAGACATACAAGGCCAACCCGGACGTCATCAAGGGCGTGCGTTGGGTGGCCACGTTGGACGCGAGAACCACGTTGATCTGTGCATCGCGGGATGGTGAGGTGTACCCAGTCGACAAGGGACCTCGCCCCCCGGCACATTTCAGTTGCAGGTCGAGCACGGCTCCAGTGCTCAAGTCCTGGAAGGAGATGGGCATCAACCTGAAGGAGGCACCTGAGGGAACTCGGGCCTCGATGGACGGTCAGGTGCCTGCGAAGACGACCTACAACGACTTCCTGCGGAGACAGCCAAAGGACTTCCAGGATGATGTTCTGGGCAAGACCAAGGCAAAGCTCTTCAGAGATGGTGACCTGCCGCTCGACAAATTCGTCGATCGTCAGGGTGCCGAATACACACTTGACGAACTTCGCAGCAGAGAGTCCGAGGCATTTGAGAGGGCAGGACTGTGACACTCACCCGCGCAACCCTGTACGAGGGCGCTCGCCTGATCACTGCGATCGTGGTGATCCTGGGCATGGTCTGGTCAATCGGCAAACCACATGCCACGGAGCTGATCAACCAGACCGTGGAGCAGAAGCTCCACGTCCTCGAGCAGAAGATCGATGACGCTCAGATGCGGACCCTGAGCAGTCAGACGCAGCTGTCCCTCCAGCAACAGAAGCTGGAGAGCATATCCAAGTCGCAGGACGATGTCCGGACAGATATCCGGGACGTCCAGCGCAGCCTCAACGCAATCCTCCGGGAGCTTCGGAGGCCATGATGAACAACGAACTCGCCAAAGAACTCCGAGAGGCGGCGACCGCGGACGGTCTTCATAGCTCACAGGACCTAGAACTACTCGAGCGATACATCGCTGAGGGTGATGAAGATGCGGCCAGAGGCCTCATCTGGGAGTGTTCTGAGGAATGACAGACAAGGTACAGGAGCTTCGGAGTCAACCATGAGAATATCACTTCGACAGAAGAGACAATGGTGGGCGATGCAGAACAACATTCGTCGAAGAGAGGCACGCCTCGCCCTAACTTAGGGTGGGGGGTACCCACCTTTTCTCGCCGCGGCGACAGACACTTATATTCAGGATCTGGTTACCGGCATCAAGATCGACGGCGGTGAGGGGGACACCTATTTCCTGAACTACGAAACCATCACCTACGCAGGCATTCCGCTAAGCCGCATAAAGTTCTTTTTGTGGAGCGTCACGCTCGGTGCGGTCGTGGCGCAGTGGACCAGGCAGAACGCCAGCGAAGCGACGTTGCTCGCGGGGCTGCCTCCTACCGTCAACATGACGCTTGTTGTCAACGGCACGAAACAGACGGGCTATGCCGGAGTTGAAGCCACGTTGACGCTTGACTGGTCAAAAATCCTGATGAACAAGGCTGCGACCAGCTACACCACTGTTGCGGCCACAGGCATCCATTCGGGCAACATTGTCAGCACCACTCAAATGGATGGGTTTCTGTCGCGCTCATCGCCGAAGGCCACCATCAATGTCGGTTCCGGGGAGACTTACACGTCTCTCCAGTCGGCATTCAGCGCGATCTACACTCCGACGACGCCGTTTTCTCGTGCAACATATCCAAGCTCGGATGTCTGCACATTCAGCAATCAAAAGCTGTTCCAGCTAACAGCGGCGCACGATGAGGAAATCACATCCTACACCGCTAGTTCTGTCGCATGCGGGCTACTTGTGCCTCATTTCGCAACCGTTGATTTGCCTGCTGGCGGCAAGATCTGGATGGACGGAGCGGACACCGCGCCAGTGCTGGAAGCTCCGCACTCATGCCGTATCCGTGGCGGTGGTGAGATCGAACAGTTGGGTGCCGGTTACTGCATCCACATAGATAATTTCAACGCTCTATCTGTTGCTGGCGCATCAAGTTTCCAGCGCTACCGGCTTCGGACGATAATCGAAGACCTGACGCTTCGAAATCACGGAACAACGGGCAACTCCGCGATGGCTGGCATCGGCATGTCGGATGGCCAGACCATTATTTTCCGTGGTGTAAATTTCATCAGGGAAGGAACCGGCCTTGCTCCCCTAGTGGTGGCGCACACATCACCGAATTGCTTGGCTCCAGGTCATATAATTTTTGAGGATTGCTACTTCAACGACGACCTGATTGTGGGCGACCCTGACGGCATCCAGTTGGTCAAGAGCAATGTGCAGACTGTGCGGCATACAATCCAGATCACAAACACCACAGTCGGCAAGGTTTCCGCGGGCAATACGGCAGGCGGCGCAGCGGGCTGGGTGCGAGACGGTGCATTTGATCCAAGCATCATCTATTCACCCACGCTGGACCCGTAGGCCCCACACCCTCACATCAAGTGTACGTGAGGGGCCACCACAAAGACTGACTCACAGGACAACACCAAACATGACAGACAAGGTGGTCCAACTCCGAGTGATCGAGAGCAAGGCCACACGACGAGCTCTCCCCCGGACCCGTGCATCCGAGCAGATTACTTGCAGGGTGTGCGAGAGCGAGACTGGTGTTCGCACCAGCCTTGCGGTCTGGGGAGTGCAGAGTCCGATGCGGACTGGACGACAGGTGCATGGTGGGGTGAAGAGGTTGGTCTGCCTCTACTGCCTCGCAAGAGGTGTGGAGACGTTCCTGACATGACAGATCTTGACGTATTTGTCTGGATGTACTGGGTGTTCTTGAGCAGTGGAACTCTCTTGGGGATGATGGTTCAGATTCTTCTTGGGGCAGTTATTCTCAGGCTCCTGTCTGGGATCCTGATGACAACTCAGAGGGCGCACAGTGATACACCCTGACGCTCGGGTCCACGACCTGGCCCATGTCGACGGCTCCGTGTCCATAGGGCGACGGACCAGGGTCTGGCAGCATGCCACAGTGATCCTGGGCACGGTGCTCGGGGAGGACTGCATCGTCGGAGCCTGTGCGGTTCTGACGGGTCCCCGCTTCGGCTCCCGCTGCAAGATCAGCTCGGGCGTCGTGATGGGGCCAGGGTTCCTCATCGGCGACGATGTGTTCGTCGGGCCGAACGTGGTCCTGGCCAACGACATGTGGCCTGAGGTCTCGACCGAGGGATACGACGACAAGGCCCTGCGGCTC